CAAAACAATATATAGATATGCTAATAGCTAAGGAGCTAATAAAAAATGAAGAAGTCTAAAAGTAATAGTTATATTGATACTGATGATGATATGAAAACTTTAGAAGAATTTACTTGTAATCCTCATCATTTTATTCTTAAAGAAAGACGTGCCCCTGATTCCCCTAAAGGATTTATAACTGGTAAATGTAGTAAATGTAATATTACCCATAAAGAATATATAATAAAAAGGAGGGCTATAAAAAATGGCTAAGATAGGTGTGAAATTAGGGTTTACTTTTAGAGTAGGTCCATTAGATACTAATCAATATGCAAGAATGGATATGGAAATTCATGATCTTGATACTGAAATTTCTATAGAAGAACAATTGGAGGAAGCTGGGTTAACTATAGATAAAGCTTACCAAGTAGTTCATGATAAAGTGGATAATGGAATCAGGGAAATATTTAAAAAAGGTAAGAAAAAAAATGGAAAGTGAGTATGTTAGAGCTATTGTCATGGAAAATATTCTGGCTGAAAGAGAATTTAATACTGAAAAAGTTAGAAATTTTAGAAATAAATCAGATGTAAATGATTTTTGGACAGTTATTTTAGCGGAAGAATTGGGAGAAATAGCAAAAAAAGTGCGTAAAAATAATACTGCTGGAATGTATAATAGATTGATACAGTGTGCTGGTATTTGCATGGCATGGGCAGAGGCTTACCATGAAGATAAAATTAAGAAAGAGGATAAATAATTAATGAAAGAAACTGCAGAATCAATATTTAATGAATTATTAAATGATAAAAAATTAGCTACTAAAAGAGGAGACGATGAAAGTTTTGCTTATGGTAGAATACCATTTAATATTCCACAATTAGATAGAATAACAGCTGGTGGTATACCTAGAAAAAGATTTACATTGCTTTTTGGTGGGTGGTCATCAGGTAAATCTTATATAGCATCTCAACTTTGTAAATCTGTACAAGAAGATGGGGGAGTTTCAGTTTGGATAGACTTAGAAAAATCATGGGATCCTGCATGGATGGAAAAAGTTGGTATAGATATAACTAAAATAATAGTAGCTGACCCCGCAACTGCAGAAGAAGCATTTAAGATTGCTCAAAAGAGTTTAAGAACTGGAGTAGATTTAGTAGTGTTAGATAGTGTAGCAGGAATAATACCTGCAGATATATTTAATAACGAAAAAGGTATTGACTATAGTCCTATAGCATGGCAATCAAGAACATGGAATCAAATGTTAATTAGATTACTTCCTGATTTAACATATGGAAGTTCATTGGTTGCTATTAATCAAACTAGAGGAGCTATGGGACCAATCACTGCAATGGAAACTATGCCCGGTGGGGAAGGACAAAAGTTCTTTTCACATTGTTGTATGCAAGTTTCCAAAGGTGGTTGGTTAAATGAACCAGCATCTTCAACTAACAGAGTGGGTTTTGAAATCAAAGTAAAACTATTAAAAGATAAATTTGGTGGGGAGAGATGGGAAGAAGTAGTTATACCATTTCGTATAGAAGGTGGAGTAGATGTTGTGGAGACTTACGTTAGATTAGGATTAGAATATGGAATAATTAAACAAACAGGAGCTTGGTATACCTACGAAAAAATGCCTAATAAAGTAACAGGTATTAACAAAGTAGTAGACTGGTTTAAAGAAAACCCTGAAGATTACGAGAGGTTTAAGAATGAGACCGAAGAGTTTTACACCACAAGAGAATCTAATAGCCAAAGTTCTTGAAGAAACAGGACTTCGTTATGCTAGACAAGTACCTATAGGAAATTATACTGTAGACTTTCTTATAACAGAAATGAATGTTATAATAGAAGCAGATGGTCCTTTTGGACATTTAGCAAAAAGAGATATTAAAAGAGATGACGACTTAATAAACATGGGTTTTACAGAAGTTTGGCATCTTAAAGAGAAAACATATAAAGATATAAAGGAGAGGTTATGGCAGGAATTGAAGCTATATTAAGCAAAGGAAATAATACAAAAAAATCTAGAAAAAGAACTAAAAATCAAGATAGATGGCTATTAAAATCTATTGATAACGTATTAAGTAGAAAAAATAGTCCCCCAACTAAAGGGAAATTTTACCCATCTTTATTTGGTAATCCTTGTGATAAGTATTTATATCTTGCATATCGTGGTCAATTAGATTGGGATACTATAGAGGCGAGAGTACAACGTATATTTGATCATGGTGGTACCTTTGAATCACGTATGAAAAAGTATTTAAAGAAAGCTGAACTTTATATAGATGATGAAATTAGTGTGAAATTAGAAGCTCCTCCAATATCTGGTAGGATGGACTTTTTAATAAAGCATGAGATACATGGAGAAACCCCTTTAGAATTAAAAACTATTAAGAGTGAAGATTTTAAAGAGTTAAAAGAAACACCAAAAAGTGAGCATTTAATTCAATTACAGATTTATTTAAATATTAAAAAATATGATTATGGGGTTGTGTTGTATGAAAATAAAAATGATCAAAATTTAAAAGCTTTTCAAGTAGAAAGAAATGAAAAAACTTGGGAAAATATTTTAGAAAGATGTGATAGAATAATGAATATGACTATAGAACCAGAACAATGTACTGGTATGTGGTATTGTAAATGTAAAAACAGGAGGCAGTAATGGAAAAAAGATGGAGTTATCAAGATTCAATTAGGTTAGCTAATCAAGCTTTAAAAGAAGCTGGTATTCCTAAAGTAATAATGGATGGTAATGCTGATGCTGAATTAAATTTTATTGATGTACTTCACGCATCTCCAGAACAGTTAGAAAAGTACCTAGTAATATATGGTGGATTTAAAGGACAACTTGAGCAACGGGTATCTGATACAGAAACTAAAAGAGCAGCAATGGAAGCCCAATTCACTGAAAATTATAATATTGCTTATGCAGACTTACTGAGTCAAGTTGAAGGAAAGAAACCAACTAAAGATGAGTGTAGAGGGATCATAATGGGATCTATCGAACCTTTAGCTAAATTACAGAGAGAATTGATAGATGTCACTGCAATAATGAATAAATTAGAGTCACAACTTAGGTTATATACCCAATGTTGGGCTACTGTTTCTAGAATTGTTGCGTTAAGGACTAAAGGATTTGATTAATTTGTAGTATAATAAAATAAGGAGAATTTCTACTATGGGAAAATTTAGACCCCAAATTTTTTTAGCAATAGCTTGTTTAACTACATTATCTGTAGTTGGGTTATTCCATGGTATGCCAGAAGTATCTACTGCAACAATTGGTGGAATCATAGCTTTAGGCATGAAAATTTTAGAGGGGGAATAAAAACGAGTGGAAGAAATGACTAGTGAAAAAAGAGAAGATACTTACAAAACATATTTTAATAATTACCACTATTTTAACAATAATATTAATTGCGGTAATAATAATAGGAGAAATATATAGTAGATGAAGGCGAAACTAGTTAAAATATTAGATATATTTTTATATATAGTTACATTTATTACCGTAATCTGTGGAGCATTTGTATTAAGTGTCACTTCAATAAATCCAGTCAATTTATGGTGGGCGATTGCTCCAATCCAAACTCCATTAGGAATAATTACTTATTCTGGTGTTATGGAATACCTTACATTTTTACAAACATGGTATTGGTATAGTATTGGCATTTCAGCCTTTTCCATTGTTTTTGGATATGCAATACATGTTAGATCACTAAAGGCTCTATATGAGCTTATAAAAGCCTCTCCAAAGGCTCTTTTGTATTCCCCAATAACTTTTTATAAAACTTTAAAGAACTTTAGGGATTGGTTGTTTAAGAAAATAGAATATCTGAATGGCGAGTCTGCTAAATGGAGACGTTTCTTTACAATAGCTAAGTCACCTTATTCCTTACTTAGGTCACTGGGTCTTAATCCACAAATGGCTATAGCTGTATTGGGTATTGGTTCAACTACAGCAGTTGGGGTAGGAGTAGCAGAAGTCATAGAAATAAGAAGTTTTGCTGGTGGTAGTGCGGGTATATATGCCGCACCTAGTGAATACCCAGATGAAGAGCTTGAAAAACGTATGGCATGGAGAAAAGACAATCCCTCAGATAATACGCTTAGAATTGTGCTTGGTTCTACTCCTGTAGAACTTATCAGTATCTCAGATGTGTCTGTAGGTACAGCTTATACTGGTTCAGCATTACCTAGTGGAAAAGTTGAGGCTATTTTAATTGAAGGCAAGCTGGGGATGAGTGCCAGACTTGAAATCGGAGAATTTATATTTGAAAGGAATACTTGTAAAACATTAACATTAAGTGATATTAATGCCCATAAAGTAGTGATTCAACATAACGCATCTGATGGACAAAGTATTTCTCAAACAGTAGGATCTAATCGTGATTTACAAATTTCAGGTGGTAATTTTATGGCTAAAGAATTATCCACTTCTGGAGGTACTTATGATAGAATCTGGTTGGATACAGGTAGCTTAACTTCTACAAATGCCAAGATTAATAAACTTAATCTTTCTAATATTGTTAGTAAAGGTGGAACATGTGTAATTAGACAAGCTAATATAGGTCTATTAACGATACAATACAACACAACAGGTAATGACCAAGACTTTGCGACTAAAGAGTTTCAAGTACAATCCTCAACAAAAGCGAGTATTTGGGAAGTAAATAACAATATAGAGGTTCTTTTAACAGAACCAGCTACACAATAAGGTGAATAATAGATTTGATGAATACATTAAATTAATGCTTAAAATAGCTTTATTAGCTAGTTGTGTTTGGGTAGTATTAATCATAAGAGAAGTAATGTTTTGAAAGAGGGAACATATGAGAAGAGGCATAATAAAGACGTTACCAGCGTTAACTTCCGCTCTTGTAGCGGTTGGAGCAACTTTACTATTTGTACATAGAGAAAGAATAGAAAATAAAGTAGCTTCTAATTTAAGTTTAAGACAAATAAAAAAAGAGGGAATTCCTTTACAGTAAAGAAATGAGATATTTAGGACTAGATACGTCTAGTAAGGCTATTCATGGCGTTATATTAGACGAACAAGAAAATTTGCTATCCACCCATAAAGTTATATGCAACACTAAAAATCCTTTTAAAGAAAGATTCTCAGAGTTATTAACAAATTTTATGAATGAATTGTGGGATATTGATGCAGTAACTTTAGATTTAGCTTTAATAGAAGAACCAATATTCGCACAGAATAGAAATGTAGTACGTACTCTTTCAGAAGTAGTGGGGGCTGTATGGGCTATATTAAGTATAGCAGATGTTCCAACTAAATTAGTGGATAATGGGACTTGGAAGAAAAATATCATAGGAAATGGAAAATCTAAAAAATGTGATATAATGAAATATGCAACAGAAAAGTGGGGAGATAAATTCCCCGAACAAGATTATGCTGATTCAGCATGTATAGCTTTATATGGATTGAAGGAGAGTGATAATGTCATATAGCAAAGTTAATAAAAATCCTAAATTTTATTTTATGGAAAAGAAAAAGAATAAGGTAGAGAAACCTAAGGATAGTTTACCAAAAGGTATGACTAAAAAGAAATTTAAAGATAAATATGCAAAGGTTGTATGGTGTGATTATTATGATTGTATACATAATGAAAGACCAGAAGGGATGAGTAGGAAAGTTGGGACTATAATGGGTAATCCTAACTACGAATCTGTAGGAACCAAGGATGAATCTTTTAAAGGTGTATGTAATAAAGAGGAGATTGGAATAAGATTTAAAGTTATAAAAACTTCAAGTGGTGCAAAACATAAGGTTCCTGAATGTTTTAATGCTACGTCAAATAAAACAGGACATATGGATTTTAGTAAACTTTTACAACCTGATGGAAGTCCATTTGGGGGAAGTATTGAATCAGGAAATGCTGATACAGGGTATTCAAATGTGGGGTATCTCTAATGCCAAAAAAATTTTCTAGAAATGTGAGGGAACGAGGATTAAAATTATATTTGGATGATAGTTATTCAGCGAGAGAGATTGCAGAACAATTATCACAAGAATTTAGGACAGTTGTTACCACCCCTACTATTTATCATTGGGTTAGAGTTTTTGATTGGAAGAGGGTGAAGAAAGAAACCCAAACTAAATCTTTAGAGAAAATGCAAGAAAATGAATCATCAAGATTGGCTAGGATACAAGAAGAACATCAGTCAGCTTATGAAGCTATTAGAAGTAAAGCGGGTTCAGAATTAAACTCTTTAAATTTTGATAGAGCTTTTGATGCAGTTAAAGCTTTAGATATTGGAATACAGGGGGAGAGAAAAGTAGCAGAAGGGTTGATAAATATACAATTCATACAAGATGTGGTAAATATTCTTGTGGATGAAATAGATGATACGGATTTAATTAAAAGAATAGCTGGTAGATTGAAGGTATTAATGGCTTCAAAAGAAGATGAGTAATGAATTAACTACATATAATAAGGCATTTGAAATGCTTGCTGATAGATTAGTGACGAGCAGAAAATATTCTATCGGAAGTTTTTGGGAATTTGTTAGGGATGTGTGGTCTTTAGGTTTTGAACATCCTGAATATTTTAAAGCTTGGCATGTAGGAAAACTATGTGAAGAAGTTG